AACAAACATTTTGTGTAAAGAGGTAAAAAATAGAACCGCTATCGTGAAAAATGAAAATATGATATTAAATGAGTTACAGGAAAAAGTACACGAATTGGAAAATAAAAATAAAGGTGATGTTGTTCTATCTAAATTAAAACACAAAATAAAAATGTGTTCAGAAAAAAGAAAGTATACGGTTCTACAGGAACAACTTGAAGATACAAAGAAAATGATAGAAAATGAAATAGAATCCAGTAAAAAGAAAATAGAAGAACGTATAGAAGAATTAGAAAGTAAAAAATCTGAATACTCCATCTCTGAATTAAAGAAGGAGATAGAGAATATTGAAATAAGAAATCATGAAAAAAGAACCGTCAACAATTTGAAAAATAGAATTGATAAACTTTCTAGTAAAATTAAACCTGTAGATGTCTTGATAGAAAATCGTATCAAAACTGTCGAAGAATTAAAAACTAAAACTACAAATCGTATTAAAGTATTTAATTGTCCTTGTTGTTCTAATAAAGTTGTTCTTTCATCAGAAAAATCAAGTAGTCTTGAAGTATATGACCCTGAAAAACATGAGGTTAATTCTAGTTCAAGTACACTTACTGTAGAGGAATTACGTGAACGTATTAATAAAATAGATAATGCATTACAAAAACAAGAGTTCATCCAACAACAGATAAAAGAATTGGAAGATGAATTAAAAGATTATTCCGTAGATACAACCGGAGAAGAAGTTGATGTTTCTACATTAAGAGATGAATTAAACATTGAAAATAATAGAATTAGAAAACTGGAAAAACTTATTGAAAGAAGAGATGGTGATTATAAATCATCCACCTTGATAATGTTGGAAGAAAAACTTGATATTATTAGAAACAAAATATCTGAATTACCGTGTTTTTCAGATGATATCGAAATCGAGAATGAAGATGAATTAAGAAATGAATATGAAGAACAAAAGAGAATCAGGTCGGAAATCATATCAATTAATAATCAGATTGAAAATACTTCCAGAAGAGTTTTGGAACAAACTGAACAAAACAAACAAAGTAAAAAAGACCACACTGTGAAATGGGGTAAAATAAGAAATCCAAATAAACTGAAAATACTATTGGAAAGACAAAAACTTTCAAGGGAATGGATAGAATGGGAAAAGGAGAAACAGAACTGGGATGATAAAAATAGTAAAGTAAACGAAGAACGAAAAAGAGTTGAAGATTCTAATAAAAGATACACTGCTACTTTGAAACTAAAGGAAAAAATACTAAGAAGTGAAAGTTTAATATTGAATAATATGGTGGAAAACATTAATATTCATACACAAGAATGGTTAGATTTATTCTTTCCAGATACCCCTCTTTACAGTACACTAAAAACTTGGAAAACAAACAAAAAAGGTACTAAACCTACTATAGATATCGAAATACAATACAAAGATAGAGAAATAGATGTAAATAGTCTAAGTGGTGGAGAATTCGCACGATTAACATTAGCATATACATTAGCATTATCAGATGTATTCAAATCTCCATTAATTATGTTGGATGAGTGTACCGCATCATTAGATGAAGAATTATCATCCACTGTTTTCGATAGTATAAAGGATAAATTCTCTTCCAAGTTAGCTTTAATTATAGCCCATCAGGTTGTTAAAGGTGATTTTGACACTGTAATCAATTTATAAGAAAAGGATAATTTTATTCCCATAGGAAACAGGAAATAAAATTATAATACAACATCAACATCAACATACCTATAACAAACGATATCACGCCTTCGCACACGAATAACATCACCTTTCTGATAGTTATAATACCGAGCGATAGGATCCACTGTAAACATTATAGGTAGTTTTTCAATATTCATTATTTTTACCATAATACTCTTAATTTCATCTTTAGTCAGTTTTTCAAATATAGGTTGAAGAGAATGTTTTGTTATATTATATTGTAACTCATTAACAGAAAAATACTCCACCTTTATATTCTTTATATTGTTAATTATTTTCAATACAAAAGGTGTTATAGATTCTTGATACATAATAATTATATGTTTCATCTCCCTTTCTTCCGTTATTGATAATATCTCCTTCAATGTTTTTATACATAATTTAGCGATTGTAGTGATGAAAATACCTATATCATCTTTCCCTTCCCCCTTAAAGAGAATATAATCACTATTCTTACTATCATTCACAATACTATAACCTCTATCATTCATCATTTCATTCAACGTGTCAAACGCTTTGTAATTTTTCGTATCTTTATTAAGAGAATTCATCTTCCTTCTTTCTTTTCTATATTGTTTTAAACTTGGAAACAATTCATTTTATTATATAATCTTTCATACTGATTATATAATATAATTTTATTAAAATAATTAAGGGTGTATTTAAGATACTTACAGGACAGGGAAACCAAGGGCACCTCCGGATACACGAACAATGTTGTTGCTGACGGTGGTAACAACCATTTCGAAAGTTTGGTTCGGTTTAGGACCTGGTAGGGCGGTTCCATTTGGGTCTTTACCGTCAGCAGCATTTTTTGCAGCCTGAGATGGTTCAGCACGAATAGTGACGTTGGTCAACTTACCGAAGTTAGTAGAACCGGTTGGGTCAACACCGCACAAATCGAGGGCGTAAGAGTACATATGGTAACCAGTTTCTGATGGAATGGTAGTAGCATGGTAGTATGGTTGGACCAAAGAGTAGAAGTCAGAACCCATGCTAGAAAGACGGTTAGTGTTCTCATAGATGATACTAGCACGGATGATAGGGTCAGAACCTTTGAGTTCACCAGTAACGTGATCAGGTTGTTGAGTAGTATAGTTAGAACGTTCGTTATCATGACTTTGGTTCGTTGAGTTGTTTCTAACAGCGAAGAACAAAGCCTTGACAGCATGAGAGAAACGAAGGTCGAAGTTTTGAGGGTTAGATGGGATGAATGATTGACGAGGAGCAGTTTGAACCTGTTCAATGAGCATATCACGAGGAGCACAGGCCATACGTTTACGTTCGTCATTAGAAACAATCGCGTAGTTAGACCATACCTGAACGTCATCAAGAGATGGAACTTCTTCGAGTTTACTACTAAGGTTTTGTACTACAGCACGAGTATTGTCAGTGATGATCAAGAGATCTTCCCATCGGCGGAACTTGAAGCTAACTCTAATTTCGTTATATGGGAGAGCAGCAGTTGGAAGAGCAACACCAGTGTCACGAGAATAGAACAAAGGAATAGGTAAGTTCAACACCTTTTCTTGAATGGTATTTCGAGTAGCAGTTGGAAGAGAGAAATCTTCAGTATTTCCGATCATATTGTCATAACCGACTCTCTTACTGGCAGGAACGGTGAAGGCCGTCCAGAAATCAAGATGGTAAGTGTCGATTCTGTGAGCAACTAAGTCGTTGAAAGAAATGTTACATTCTTCAACCAAGTTGTGCATGAAGTTTCTGCACCAACGGACACTACCACCAGAGACTTCAGTGCTAAGTTCAATTTTCTTAACGGTCAATCTCAACCAAGTTTGTAAGAGGTAGTCACCGGCACGGGAAACGGAAACAGACCATTCTTGTCCGAATCCAGGAGTACCAGAGGAACGAGAGAGAACGACTGGGACTTGTGTGAACCAAGTAGACTTACGTGTTTGACGGACAAAGTATGTGGTGGCGGTTGTTCCACCGAATAAATACTTTTCAAGTTCATCGAAAGTTGCAAGATCGATGAAACCAGATGTTAAATTAGAAGAGTTCATAGACATTTTATTTTATTATATAATAGATTTTTTTTTTAAATTTTTTTAAAATATGTCGAAAATTGTTTTAAAGATATATAAAAAATATGGTCTAAAATATATTTATATAGGTATATAAATATACTATACTGTAAAATGAATATAAATCAAATGGAAAGTGACATCGACATACTTCGAATACATGAAGATATCAATAACAATATAAAAATTCAATTGGAGAATAGAGTTTACATTGAACGTCGATTAAATCATATAAACAGTATCTTAGAAAATGATGATTTGAAAGATACTATTTTACGTAAATGTGAAAAAATCAAAAAAGAATTAATTCAGACGTTGGATAATATAACTAACAATTACTATTTCTATATAAATGAAAGTACTCCGATTATTGAATCTTACAAAGATATGTTGAAAAAGCCTATTAAGATGTCTTTCATGGGTAAAAGTGTTAGTAATAATGAAGATAAAAAAAAATTGGTCATTAGTTACATCGAAATTGTAAAGAAGTATAAACTCTTTGATAATGAAATAACAAGTATACATGACAATACACGGAAATTTGTTTGTGATAACTGTAATAATAAAAAGCATTTTGATTTCATAGAAGATGATACCGTCTTGGTGTGTAAGAAATGTTTTAATCAAAAGACTATATACAATCCGATGATTTCATATAATGATAATGAACGTGTAAATATGTCTAATAAGTATACATACGATAGAAAAGTTCACTTCAGAGATTGTATTAATCAATATCAAGCTAAACAAAATAGTATTATCAAACCTGAAATAATGAAAGCACTAGAGGAAGAGTTTAGAAAACATCATCTGTTGAATGAAAAAGATGAGAATGGAAACGTTAACCCTGATAATATTAAATTCGGAAATATAACTAAAAAACATATAATGATGTTTTTGAAGGATTTGAAATATACAAATAATTATGAAAATGTTAATCTTATTCATTATAAGTTTACAGGTATACCACCACCTGATATTAGTCATCTAGAAGATAAACTTTTACAAGATTTTGATATATTGACGGAACTGTATGATAAAACTTTCAAAAATATAAACAGGAAGAACTTTATTAATACTCAATATGTTTTATATCAGCTTCTGTGTAGACATAAATTCAAATGTAAAAAAGAAGAATTTGTTATACTGAAAACAGTTGACAGAAAGTTTTTCCATGATAAGATTATAAAAACTCTGTTTGAAATATTGGGTTGGAATTACAAACCTTTCTTTTGAAACAATTGATTTAAAAATAGACAAAAGTATTAATAGCAAGTAAAAATATAAAGATGAAGGTTATTTTAAAAAAGAATAAAAAGATAGGTAAAATATGGCATCCACAAACAAGACTGATTTTCAAGAGTGCAACTGAAAGAATTGTTGTAGGATATTTAAACTATGATGAAAGTATTTCCAATCTATCTGAAGAAAATGTTAAAGTATGTAAAGAATGGGGGTTTAGATTTGAAAGTGAAAAGGATGAAAGTGAAAAGGATGAAAGTGAAAAGGATGAAAGTGAAAAGGATGAAAGTGAAAAGGATGAAAGTGAAAAGGATGAAAGTGAATCTGATACAGAACTTGAA